GTGCGCTGTTTGCAGAACACTACATTGATATTCCAGAAGAGGAAGTCGCTGTAGTTGAGGAACTATCACAGACAGTTGAAGAACTTGAAGCAAAACTAAATGAGGAAATTCAGCGTAATGTTGAACTAACTTCAATGCTTTCAGAGTCACGTAAGGTTGAATTGACCGCTGTTGTCTGTGAAGGCCTAACCAGCACCCAGGCTGCCAAACTAAAGGCACTTACCGAAGGTGTTGAATATACATCCGATGAAGAGTTTATCGAAAAAGTTTCCACACTAAGGGAGAATTACTTCCCAGTTGCCGTCAAGACTGACGAAGTTCTTGACCGTGTTGAGTCATCAAACGACCCACAGGCACTTACTGAAGGTGCTTTAAATGGTCCAATGGCCAATTATGTCAAGGCACTTGGCAGAAGTCTTCCTAAGTAATATAAATAAAAGTAATTAACTTTTTACTAACATAGAAAGAAGGGTAAAAAAATGTATCTTACAGAAAACCTAGAACAGAAGTGGTCACCAGTTCTCGACCATTCTGGTCTTAATCCAATTAAGGATCCATATCGTCGTGCTGTTACTGCCGTTATTCTTGAGAACCAGGAAAAGGCAATGGCAGAAGAGGCTCGCACTCTAAACGAAGCTGCTCCTACCAACTCTGGTGGTGGCCTAGGTACCGGTACAAACATTGGTTCATACGATCCAATTCTTATCTCCCTAGTTCGTCGTGCGCTTCCAAATCTTATTGCTTATGACGTTTGCGGCGTTCAGCCAATGACCGGTCCAACCGGCCTTATCTTCGCAATGCGTTCTAAGTATAAGGCAATGAATGGTTCTGAAGCTCTCTTCACCGAAGCAAATACTGCCTTCTCTGCACACAATGCATTCGGTAACACAACCGGCGCATCTGCTAACAACGTATCAAATACAAACCCAGTATTTGATCTATCAACAACCGACGTTTACGGTGTTGGTAAGGGTATGACCACAGCACAGGCAGAAGCACTAGGTGATTCCGCTGCTAACCCATTCGCAGAAATGGCCTTCGCAATCGATAAGGTCACTGTTACTGCCCGTAGCCGTGCGCTAAAGGCAGAATACACCACTGAACTTGCACAGGACCTAAAGGCAATCCACGGTCTTGATGCAGAGACAGAACTTGCTAACATTCTCTCCACAGAGATTCTAGCAGAAATCAACCGTGAGGTTATCCGCACCATCTATCGCACCGCAACAGTCGGCGCACAGTATGGTGTTACAACCGCTGGTACATTCGACCTTGACACAGACTCCAATGGCCGTTGGTCAGTTGAGAAGTTCAAGGGTCTAATTTTCCACATCGAGCGTGAAGCTAATGCTCTTGCAAAGGCAACTCGTCGTGGTAAGGGTAACGTCCTAATCGTTTCTTCGGACGTTGCATCTGCTATGGCTATGGCAGGTGTTCTTTCTTATACACCTGCTCTATCTGCCGATCTAACCGTTGACGATACTGGCAACACCTTTGCTGGTACTCTACACGGCCGCATCAAGGTTTACATCGATCCTTACTTCGGTGGTTCAGCAAATGGTGACGAACTTGTAACCGTTGGTTATCGTGGTCAGTCTCCATTCGATGCTGGTCTATTCTACTGCCCATACGTTCCACTACAGATGGTTCGTGCAATCGGTCAGGATAGCTTCCAGCCAAAGATTGGATTCAAGACCCGCTACGGCATGGTTGCAAATCCATTCGCAACAACCGATGGTGATGGTAGAATCGGCGACACCCGTGCCGCTGGTCAGACCAACATCTACTATCGTATTTTCAGAGTTCGCAACCTTACCTAATAAAAGGTGCGGATTTAAACTTGAAAGCGGGGAGAAATCCCCGCTTTTTTTATGCCTAAATACAGGACGGAGATTATAATGGCAATAGAATCATTTACTACGAATACACCTGATAACACAAGTATTCTTCAATCTACCAAGTTCACGTTCCTGTTGCCTGACAGGCCATTTCTAAAATATTTCTGTCAGACCGTTAGCATACCATCTGTGTCTACGTCCGAGATTTCTCTACCTACACCATTCTCTACCCAGTATCGTCATGGTGAAAAACTAAATTATGATGCTTTCGTTGTTACAGCCTTGATTGACGAAGACTTGCGTGTATGGGAGGAAACTTATAAGTGGTTGAAGTCACTAACAAGACCTACCTCATTTGAGGAGTATCCTAGAAAGTCTAGAACCGATCTAGACGTGGCATTATATTCTGATGGTTTTCTAACTGTCAATACAAATGCCAATAATGCCAATATCCGTTTTAAGTTTCGTAACTGTCACCCTACAGCAATAGGTGCAATCAACTTTGATACCAAGGTAGATGCTGATACCATTCCTACATGTGACTTCACATTCCGTTATGATTATTATGAATTGGAAAGAATTTGACTTTTCCTAAATGATATGATATAATGTGATTGTGAATAGGAGTTTATTATGAAAGCACCGGTAACTATTGATATTTTGATGAAGGAATGGTCTAATGATTCCGTCATTGATTCCACATCTATGGAAAAAGAACTTCTAAAGATTTCCCACCTACATGGCAAATATCTAAATGTTATGTCTCACCATAGACATTTGGCTAGAAAGATGGAAGCCGACTATAAGATCATGAAAGGCCTTCGTGAGGAATACTATCAGGGCCACATGGATAAAGAAGACCTTGATGAATATGGTTGGGAGCCATGTCAACATGTTCTCACTAATCCACAGGTTGCCAGAAAACTTGAGACTGACAGAGAACTAAATAAACTGTTGCTCAAGAAGATCGCACACGAAGAAATTGTGGCATACTGCGAGAATGTTCTAAAGTCGCTACACTCCAGAACGTGGGATCTCGGAAACTATGTAAAGTATCTACAACTCACATCCGGTAAATAATGACTCATTTGATAATCTACAACCACGACGAATCTTATATCAAGGTCCAATGTGACGAATCGGTCGCATGGGAACTTAGAGACGCATTCTCGTTTCGTCCACCTGGCTTTCAGTTTGTTCCATCTTATAGACAAAGACTATGGGATGGATATCTAAGAATGTTCAATCCACAATCCAGACAAATCTATCGTGGTCTAGCACCACAGGTAATCAAGTGGGCTACTGACCGTGGTTATACCTATGAGTATAAAGACGAAGACCTAGACAACTCCTTTTCAGTAGAAGAGGCAAAGGAATTTATTGATGGACTCAATCCTAAGCATTATCCCAGAGATTATCAAGTTTTATCATTCGTTCATGTCATACGATCCAAACGTAGAATTGTTCTTTCTCCTACTGGTAGCGGTAAGTCTCTCTTGCTTTATCTTCTATGTAACTACCTGCTCAAGCAAGGTAAGCGAGGACTCCTAATCGTTCCTAGATCGGCTCTTGTGGAACAGATGTATTCTGACTTTGATGACTATTCTGTAAAGAATGGTAAAGACATGGAGAAGTATTGTCATCGTGTTTATTCAGGCAAGGACAAAGTTTCTAAAAAGCCTATTGTTATATCCACATGGCAATCACTTCAAAGAATGCCTAAAGAATACTTCCAGCAGTTTGACTATGTTATATGTGACGAAGTTCACCAGGCACAAGCAAAGTCTCTTACAGAGATTGTTAGCAAATGCACCAGGGCACAATATAGAGTTGGTGTTACTGGAACACTATCAGGCTCCAAGACACATGAATGGCAGTTGATTGGTTTGTTCGGTCAGATTTACAAAGCAACAACCTCTGCCGAACTAATGAAGAAGAAGCAACTAGCAGAACTAACAATCAAATGCCTGTTGCTAAAGTATAGTGAGGAAGAATGCAAGTATATGAAATCTGCGGACTACAAATCCGAGATTGATTATATTGTATCTAATAAGGATAGGAACAAGTTTGTTTGTAATCTAGCATTGTCATTGGAAGGCAATACGCTTTTGCTATTCAACTATGTTGATAAGCATGGTAAGGTTTTGTATGACATGCTAAAAGAAAAAGCCAAAGAAGGACGAAAGGTCTTCTTTATACATGGAGGAACAGATGTCGAAGACAGAGAACAAATTCGTAGAATCGTTGAAAGCGAGCAATCTGCCATTATTGTTGGCTCCGTTGGTGTTCTTAGCACTGGCACTAATATCGTGGCCCTCGATAACGTCATATTTGCATCTCCTTCCAAGTCCAAGATTCGTAACCTACAATCAATCGGTAGAGGCCTTCGGGTTAGTGACACAAAGAAATCCGCCACCCTCTATGACATTGCCGACGACTTTAGCTGGAAGTCCAGAGAGAACTTTACTCTCAAACATTTCTTCGAAAGAATCAAGACATACAATGAAGAACAATTCAAATTCAAAATCTATAAAATAAGCATGGTGAGATGATGGAAGATGATTACCCTATTGCTAAGTTGGTTAGACTAACCAACGGTGATGATATTATAGCTGATGTGATAGAAATGGAAGATGAAGATGGTATTCTTTATATGCTATACAATCCACTCAAGGTCTATTACTCACATACGACCCATGTAGGATATCTTTCAGTATCGTTTCTACCATGGGTCTTTCCTAGAATATGTGAACATCAAGAGTTCACCATTCATGCCGAGGACGTATTGCTCGTTAGCAATGTCTCTGACACGATGAATAAATACTATTGGGAGAATGTAACAGATTTAGTTTCAGTAAAGAAAGAACCTGCTCCTGAACCAGAGGAGGAATCTGTTATGGAAAATCTGCAAGAAATTTTAGCTAAGAGGACACTTCACTAATGCCTGCTAATACAAACGAGTATCTTACACTAGATGACGCAGACCTAGTGGATGATTTCGGCTTTACATTTGGAAATGAAGATGATATAGTAGCGGAAGCGATAGCACCTGTTTCAGATGAAATAGCAGACCTCAAGAAAAGACTGGAAGCGGTCCGCAAGATTTATCTTCCGCTTCTACAAAATCTTGCTAAGAATTCCGATCAGCCTATCATCAAGTGGCCTGACCGCGGACCTGTGCTTAAAAAGCAGATAGACAAGTTGCTAATGCTAACGGAACCAGGTGTTACTGCTAAGTAGTTGCTTCGCAACTGTCTCGCTTCGCTCGACTACTGCATTTGGTTTAGATTTTTATAGCTGGGGTGGTTAATGCAAAGCATATTATACCGATGTTTCCAAACCTTGTCAAGTGTTTTTTGAGCATTTGACAAATCTTTTTTTATAGTATATAATGTTCTTCTTAAAATGAGGTTATGATGACAAAAAAGAAAACAAATCATTACGTAGATAACCAAAAGTTTCTAGAAGACATTCTGGATTATAAAAAGAGATGCATTGCTGCCAAAGAGGCTGGTTTAGAAAAACCCCGTGTCACCGAATACTGCGGCAAATGTATATGGTTGATTACCGAGAATCTAGCACGCAAGCCAAGGTTCATGAACTATTCTTTTATTGATGAAATGAAGTCGGACGCATTAGAGAACTGCTTCCTTTACTTTGACAACTTCAATCCTGATATCAGTCAAAATCCTTTCGCATACTTCACACAGATTATTTACTATGCTTTCCATAGACGCATCTCCAAAGAGGAAAAGAATAGATATATAATGTATAAGAAGTTTCAAGAAAGCGTATTATATACCAACGATGCGGACCTGATGGTTGACGGCGATGACAACCACTTGATTTCCACAACGATGTATGATAATCTAAACGAGTTCATCAAAAACTTTGAGGCAAGAGAACTTGCCAAGAAGGAAAAGAGAAAACTGGCTAAAGAAGGACTAGAGAAGTTTGTAGGAGATGAAGATGAAGGAAGAGACGCAGTTCGATGTGCCGTTCCAGGTGCAGACACTAATAACGAATCTGAATGATAAGAAAGAACGGGTGCATGTTCGTGGTAACTATCGCATGA